CGAGGTTACTATGCCATACGAAAAGCACATAAATTTTAACGTTGAAAAAACCAGCGATTTAAACGAAACACTATCTTTTGCTAATGGAGTTTCATTCCGTCTAGCATTGGATAAACTAAAATTCCCAAATGTGGAATACACTATCCAAACTGTTGCACTTCCCGATATGGCAATCAATGGTGCACAATTCAATACACCAAAACGAAACATCACTGCAGCACCAGATAAAGTAGATTATGGCACATTTGAATTAACATTCTTAGTAGATGAATATCTAAAAAACTATGAAGAAATTCATGACTGGATGTTTGGTATGGTAAACGAAGTAGATAATCTAAGATCTTCACGCAAAACACGAGATCTTACTTTACAAATTCTAACAAGTCACAATAACGTAGCAAAGGAAATTGTCTTTGTTGACGCTTATCCAATTAATTTAAGTTCTTTACCATTTGACACAACAATCACGGATACGAACTATTTGATTGCTAATGTTAGCTTCCAATATAGCTATTTTAAATTTGTATAAAATTATGGTATAATAAATATTTGAAACACTACTTTATGAAGGAATATTATGTTAAATCTTGATACAATACTTGAAATGTGGAAAAAAGATTCTCCTATTGATGAGATGAACTTAGATGATGCTTCACGTGATACCGCAAAACTTCACGGCAAATACCTAGAACTTCTCATGACCACTAAACTACAAAAACAAAGAAGAGATTCTCAAATGAAAACTCTGCTTCGCGACAAATGGTTATGGTATAACGGCAAAATGTCAAAAGAGCAAATTGATGATCGTGGATGGGAATATGATCCTTATAATGGATTAGCAAAACCTTTAAAAGGTGAAATGGATTATTATTATAATTCAGATCCTGACATTGTCAAATTAAACGATCAAGTTGAGTATCTTCAAACTCTTATAGATACTTTGATGAAATACTTCAAAACGTCAAGTGGCGACATCAAACTATTAGAAATATGATTGACTGGAGACGCTTTACAAGCGGGGCATAATGGATATACTAAAAATCAAAAAGAAAAACCATGCATTTATTACGGTAGAGTGTGATCCTTCTATAGCTAACGAACTTTCGGACTTTTTTACTTTCTTTGTCCCAGGTTATAAGTTCATGCCTGCATATAAAAATAAAATGTGGGATGGTAAAATACGTCTTTTTGATACTAGAACTAAAGAAATTTATTCGGGTCTATTTGAATATATTAAAGAATTTGCTAATGCTGAAGGTCGTGATTATAGAATTGAATTAGAATTTGATAATTATGGCATGCCTGGTATAGATCATGAAGTTGATATGTCATATATGAAAGACTTGACTTTAACGGCAGCTAGTAAACCAATCGAAGCTCGTGATTATCAGTTAACAGCCATAGAACATGGATTGAGAAAAAAGCAAGCGCTTTTAATCTCACCCACAGCATCTGGTAAATCTCTGATCATTTATTCTTTATTAAGATATTACCTAGCTAACCGTCAGAAAAAAGCTTTAATCATAGTCCCAACAACTTCTCTTGTAAGTCAAATGTATTCTGATTTTGCGGACTACTCCAAACATGATGATGGCTTTGACGAAAAAACGTGTCATATGATTTATTCAGGCCGTCCTAAGTTTGCAGACAAAGAACGTGTAGTAATATCAACATGGCAATCGATTTATAAAATGCCTACCGAGTGGTTCCAACAGTTTGGATGTGTCATTGGAGATGAAGCTCACAACTTTAAAGCAAAATCATTAACAAGTATTCTTACTAAACTAAAAGATGCTGAATATAGATTTGGTACTACAGGGACACTAGATGGCACTCAGACTCACAAATTAGTACTGGAAGGGTTATTTGGTAAAGCATTTTATGTGACCACCACGAAGAAACTGATGGACGAGGGAGCCCTATCTGACCTTGACATATCAATACTATTACTAAAACATGATGAACAGGTGCGCCGTCAATTTGGTAAAAAGAAATACCAAGATGAAGTTGATTATATTGTTACTCACGAAAAACGTAATCAATTAATTACTAATTTAGCATTAGATCAAGATGGTAATACTTTAGTATTGTTTCAATTCGTGGATAAACACGGTAAGCCACTTTACAATATGATTAAAGATAGAGCACATAGTCGTAGAAAGATCTTTTACGTGTCAGGTGAAACTGGTGTTGATACTCGAGAAGAAATCAGACGAATCACTGAAACCGAGAAAAATGCAATTATTGTGGCATCATTAGGTACATTCTCTACTGGTGTCAATATTAGAAATCTACACAATATTATATTTGCATCACCATCAAAGTCTCAAATCAAAATATTACAATCAATTGGTCGTGGATTACGTAAGTCTGATGATGGTAAAGGTACTAAATTATTTGATATTGCAGATGATTTACACTGGAAGTCAAGAAAGAACTATACCCTAAATCATGCAGCTGAAAGAATAAAGATCTATACTAAAGAAAAATTCAAATACAAAATATACGAGATTGATATATAATAACATGAAGAGCGCATATGATGATTTAAATATTAGACACTTTAAACTAGTGTCGGGTGATGATGTTATTGGTTTAGTTGCTGGACTAGAGAAAGATACCGGTTCAATCTATCTCGAGTATCCAGTAAAGCTAGACTATATAAAGCACGATAATACTATGAACTATATCATGAGTGATTATATTCCTACCAGTAAAAAGAACATCATCATGTTTAATCCAAATACGATTGTTGCACAATCGGACGTAGTCGATCTTGTTAAAAAAGAATACATTCAATATTGTATTAATGAACAACCTGAAACATTAAATGATGATATAAAAGTGGAC